CTGAGAAGCGGTCATCACTTCGTAATCGTTTGTGAACACCATCGCCTTGAGCCCGTGACGTGGAACCTCAGTTGCCGCCATGTCGCTTACAATACGCGCAGCAAGGCCGGTATTGGTCGAGACTAGGCTCGAGAGCAGTCCAGGTGTCGGAGCGCAGTCAAACCCGCGAACGGCCTTTACTGCAGCAACCAGCCTCGCCAGCGTGTTCGACGTGTTCAGAACCACAGTTGAGGCGCCATCGTCGTTTGTGAGGGTCAGAAGCCCTTCCGTACCGGTTCCGCCATCGGCATCGAATGTGGCAGTGTGAACAAGGTCGTCTGCGTGAAAGCTGATGTTGATCAGGCAATCCGCGAGAAGAGGTAGTCTGGTGGACATGATATGCTCCTGTTGTTAAGCGCTGAAGCCGACAGGCCTCGTTGTTCGATGTTGCCTGCGTGCGATCACGGCTTTGGCTTGAGCCTCTTCAAAGAGCTCCTTAGCTGCATCGCGGTTTTCGTTGATCGGTGATGGATCTGTCCAGGGCTTGCGCAGTTGGCGGTAGAGAGCCCACCTTGCGCCCCACACAAGACCTTCGTGAAATCTGTTCAGCACCCATGCGGGGCCGTTTGTGCCGTTGATATCCGGCGAGATTGCAACCTCAACCTCGATGTTCGCAGTGCCGTCAGCAGCTGGCACAGAGTCTTCTTCGAACGTGAGCGTTGATGCCGAGGTCATCTTGTATTCGCTGGGATCCAGTTCGGTCTCATCCACCTCGACCTTGATAACGCGGATCACGACGCCGGCAGAGGGAGTCAGGGTATAATCAGCCTGATCCTCTACCGCGTCGATCGCAGTGAGATCTTCCCGCCACAACTCAGAACCGTCAAGCAGTTGCTCCCATGCCCACCGGAGTTTATCCAGTACGACGTTTTCGGGTGGGAACGACGGCATGTCGGCAACCACTTTGATAGCCAGTTCTGAGAGTGCGGAAATACTCATCCGTTATGCTCCTGAAGATGATGCTTTGAGTTTTGCGTTACCGTCCGCCAGCCTGCGGTTATACTCTTCCTTGTCGATGCGCTTGAGCACATTGAAGGTGTATGTCTGGATCGACCCGACGTCTTTGCGGTCTTCGCCGGGAAGGACGGTAAACTTTGCCGTGACAGCGTTCTCAAGGACTTCCTTGTAATCGCTTCTGAGCACGGTTTCTACACGGCGATTCCAGGTCATCCAGTCACCGTTAACAGCAGCCTCTACCATTTCGGTATCGCCTTCGGTGCGCTTCGGATCGAACCGGACGATGTAGTACCAGAGCGTGCCATTCGGTGGCTTCTCGCGGAAATCTTCATTGCTAACGCCTGCCTCTGCAGCCCTGTCGTTTGCCGCCTTGAGGTCTTCTTTCAGTTGGTCCGCTGCTTTCTCGCGCTTCGCCAGTAATGCACGCAGTTCCTTGAGTTCCTTGTCCCGCGCGTCAACCTCATCGACAGTTGCCTCTGGCGCAGTGTCATCGATTGTTTCTTCGGTTACGGGATCAGTCGTCACAGAAGGTTTCTTTTCGCTTGCTGGTTTGCTTCGTTTTGGTCTCGCCATGGTCTTTCGCTTCCTTGTTTTGCTGTAGACTCTGCGATTATCTTTTTGAGCTCAAGAAGAACCGACGCCGGCCCACGCAATTAAGGAAGGACCGACGCCGACTCAGCATGATCAGTCGAAGGTACCTGCTTCAAACAGAAGCATGTCGCTCGCCGTATTGATTGCTGCGGTGGAGTCGATGAAGAAACCCGCTTTCGCGATAGTTCCTGCAGGGACGCCCCAGTAATCATACATTGGGCCGAGGTACAGCACTTCGTTGGTACCGAGAGACTTGCTCAGGGTAACTTCGTCGGCTGCATCGCCATCGTTGGAGAGTGCCAGGATCACCGCCTGATCACGACCAGGAGCGGCCTCACGACCGATCTGGACAATCGAACCCTCACCCACATACGTGGTGTTGATCGGATTGTTGAAGTGACCCGTGCGAGATGCCGGAGTGTCAGAGATCCACCGCGAGGTGACGCCGCCAGTTCCGGCTGCGCGCTGATCGTCTGACTTCTTCTCGAGGTAGACAGTGGACGCAGCAGCAATGTAGTCACCGCCGAGGTATTCAGCAATACCGACACCGATGGTCACGGGGCTGATAGTCCCGTCATCATCAATGCTGATTCCGCCGAACATCTCGCTGGAACGCATGTTGCGATTCCACTCCTGATACTCTTCGTCAGTGGTTTCCAGGCTGCGCATCTTTACCCAGTCAGGGACGAATCCCAGACCAACGTAGATGTCAGCACCGGTGCCATTGAGAGTACCGCTTACTTGACGTAGTGCCATGAATCAGTACCTCCTAGCTATTCACCAGTCGGAGGAGTAGCGCTTGCAGCAACTTCCAACCGAGCGATGAAGGTTTGAGTGAGGATGACGCACGCCTGGTCTGCTTCCCAGGAAACGCTGCCGACACGACCCATAGGATCGCCGGGAGCTTTCTTCGGGAGCAGCATGGAAGGCGTAACGGCGCCAAGACCCTGGAGAGGGACCATGGCGTAAGCGTCACGGGCGAGGCAAACGAGCGGGTAAACGTCGCATGCGGTAGCGTCGGAAACTTCGACACGACCAGACAGGTACGCTGTACCGGCCGCACCAGCAGCTTCCCACGGCTCGAACACGTCGGACAGCAGAACGCGGAACTGGTCGATTGACCCTTCTTCGTTCGGCATGGCTTTCATGCTGGAGCTGTAGTTGGCAACCGGGATCCAGCCGTCAAGGTCTTCGAGGTCTGCCAGGCAGTCAGTATGGCCGACGAGCACGAAACCAGCCTTGATGGGCTCAGTTGCGACATTCGGCGTTGCGGAGATGATGCGGGTGATCTTCTTCGCACGGTTACGACGGAAACCCCGGCTGATCTTCTTCAGGTCAGCGAGTTTTGCCGCACTGTTGACAGCACTGCGGGAAGCGGCGCCGTTTGCGTAGAAGACGTTGGTACCGGACTTCAGCGCGTTCCACCGAATGAGCTCGATGACTTCGGCTTGCTGTTCGCCAAGCGCGTCAAAAACTTCCTTGAAAACAGGGTCTTCATGGTAGACTTTGACTTCGCGGGTGATCTCAACGAGCTCACCGTAGGTTTCCAGCGTGACACTTACATCGGTGTAAGTGATTTTCTTGGCTGTGGGAGTTTGCCCCTCAGCCAGCGGAGCGAGAGCAGGGAGCACAGGGAATGAGTTGTAGCGCCGATAGGTGCGAACCTTTCCCTTGTTCTGGGCCTGTGGATCCTTCATCCCGAATCGCTCGAGAATCATGGTCTCCTGGGCACGCTTCAACACCCGCTTTGCAGCGAACGTGGCGGTTCTCTGGTCGAGATCGCCGGTGTCGTTGAAGTTGTCAGCCATTGTGTTGGCCTCCGTGGTTTGTGTTTCTCGCACAGTGCACGGGGGTTCAAGACCCTCTGGCTAACGGCTTCGACTTATTGTGGTGATCTATGTAGTGTCAGTTACAAACGGTGCGAAGATACCCACCGCATGACGGACACTGGATTTCAAAATCAGTCCCTCTTCCTAGTTTACCTTTGAACAAAATTCTCGTACAACCGCCATGCGGGCAACGTGTGGGCTTCTTCTCCAACTCCTCAGCACTAGCGGGATATGCGCACGGGACAGTCTTCGACTTGCCTCGATTCTTCCCGTTAGGGTTTGGCGGTGATTTGAATTTATTGCCCATGGATTATCAGTCCGTTACTTTGTAATCGTCAAATGTCTTCTGCTGCTCTTTCGCGGTCATTGGCCTCTCTTCGCCCTTGCCAGCCTTCGCCTTGCGTGACCGGCGCTCTGTACGCGACGTGGTGCCGTGGAGATCAGTGTGTTTCTTCTTCTTTTTGGCAGCACCCTTGTCAATAGTCTTGTTCGAGTTCTTGACCGTCGCTTCTTTGTATGCCTTGAACATCGCGCTCACGCCTGCCACCGTTTGGTTTTCAGGCTTCATGAGATTCTGCACGTCGGCTTCCTGCTTGTCGTGCCATGCCCAGAACGCGTGCTCGCCGTTGGTGTTGATATCCGCAACGTCCAAGTCCGGATGCTGCTTCTCAAGCGCACTGATGAACTTCTCAGTTTCACGCTCACCCTGCATGACGTTGAAATCTTCCCGGGAGACAAACTGTCCGGCCGCTAGAGCCTTCTGCATCATGTCGTTTGCGAGGTTGAGACTGATAGCTTCGACAGCCCCAAAGAGCTCGCCGTATTCTTCGCGCATCTCATCGAGATTGATCTTCTCGCCGTCAGTACCTTCGATTTCCTTCTTCCCGATGAACTCCTCGCGGACCTCCTTGCGGATGGCGTCCTCACGTTCCTTGACGCGGGCTTCGACCTGGCTGCTGAGTTCGGTCTCTGCGTTTGCACTCTTGTTCTTTGCAATGAGCTTCTTCAGCTCTTCAGCGGCAGAGCCTTCGTCATCATCGTCTTCGTCGTCATCATCATCGTCTTCGTCGTCATCGTCTTCGTCGCTGTCGTCTTCGTCATCGTCTTCAGACCCATCATCATCGTCTTCCGTTTCCTCAACATCCTCTTCGCCTTCGTCGTCGTCTTCGGCTTCGGGGTTGTCGGGATCGATGTCGTTGAAAAGAGCTTCCTGCTCTTCCTGAGTCATGGTGTCTTCGGTAGAGGCGTCTTGCTCTGAGCTCTTGTCTTCTGGCATTTTGACGAATCCTTATTTGGTTAAAGATCTGGGGGCCGTTGCCGACCCCCAGCCGATTGTTAGGCCTGGACTACGCCGATTCCGGCCGCATCCGTGTCAGCCGCACCGTTGGCGATGAAGTACGCATCGTTTGCAGTAGCCCATGCCGCCCAGCCGAAGGCCTGGCAGTTGGCGATTGCAACGATTCCGCTGGTTGGAGCGGTACCGATGATCACGACCGTCAGCGCACTCGGAGAGTTCGCACTGAAGTTCATGAACACGCAGTCCTTGAAGAGGACATCGCGAGCGATTGCCGTTGCAGCTTGGAACTTCATGCCACCGTGACCGGCAGTGTCAGACCACGAACGAATCGTGCAGCCCAAGAACTCCAGACGGTTGCACGCACTGGCAAAGCGAATCGGCGCATTGGCCGCGGCATTGATGATGGTGTCGGTCCCGAACGTGCAGCCAACAAAGCGACACTCTTCGGCGCCATTGGCAAACAACGAGCAACAGGTGACAACAGCACCGGGAGTGGCATGGAGCCCGCCGATGATGTGACAGTTTTCGAAGTAGTTGCGCTTGCCAGTCACCGTGACAGCCGCCAAAGCAGCGGCATTACTACCACCGTTGAGGAACTGAACATTGTAGAATGCGTTGTTGGCGCCACTGACCGTGATCAGCGTAGCGAGATCCAGCGATGTACTCAGGTTGGCAACCCGTGCACGCTGGGAGAGCGTTGGTGCTGCCAGGCCGATAACGGTGATACCGCTCTTCGACCAGGTAAGCGCTGTTTCGAGGTAGGACGTAGTTGCAGCCGAGGTCGAACCGCGGGACTGCAGGTAGATCGTGTCGCCACGACCATCAACGCACTTGTTGTATGCACCGAGAATGGACTTCTCAGCCGATGCCCAGCTTGTTGCAGCCGCTCCGACGGTGCCAGAGGTGGGGTCGACATAGAATGTCTTGCCGCTACCTTCAGCGCCCATGCCGGAAGCACCGCCATTGAAAGTTTGATGTTTGGTCCAGGTGTTGGCAGACCCGAAGGCCTTGCGAACTTGTCTTGCGAGATAGGCTCCTGCGCCCATGGTGTATCCTCTCAGATTACAATTCCGCGCTTTTTACACGTTGACCGGAACTGAATTATGGCGATCTGCGCCGCCGTTTTCGCAAAAGGTTTCATGAGTCACCCCTTGCCACTAGTTCTTTCCTGGCCCTGTCAGGCATACCAAGTAACCACTTGATCCGCGCAACATCAGCCAACTTCCAGCGTACATCTTCCGTGAAATCTGAATCGCAGATTCCTGGACAAGTACGCAATTCGTTTTCAAGAGTAGCAAGCTCGGCTTCCAGCAAGACTTTCATAAATCGCCACAAATCCCACTCTTCTCCGCGGGCTATTGTCGCTAATTCGTAATCTTGGAGTTGTTCGCTCATGCCTCTCCTTGGTATACATCTATTGTACTTAGACGCGCAATGAATGTCAAGCGGATTGCGTTACATTGGAATTCCACGCTCTCACGAGATCACCTCGTACTCCAAGTAAACCTTGCTCGGTACGCCTTGGATCGGGTCTTCTTCAATCATCTCGCCTATCAGCAGGAACGGCCGGCCGCGGTACATGATCAATAGGCCATCGGACACCTTCACGAACCCGCAGAGCCTGTTTGCCTCATCGGTCATGTCGATGCCGAATACCTGCTTGAACACGGTATCGATCAAACGATTCTGCGCAATGCGATGGCGATGGATGATGTCGCGCCCGATGGAATCAAGTTCTTCCTGGAACTCTGGGA